TAATCTGATATTCTTTGTTTAAAACTGCGGCTGTTATATTACCGCCGAGGCTTGCAGCGCCAGAGAATGTTACGAAGTCATTTAGTAACGCACCATGCCCTGCATCGTTTACAGTAACTGTATTAGACCCCACTGACCCCGCAGTAAAAGTAACTGTTCGATTAGATACACGCATAGGAGTAATATCTTCAGGAAAGTTACCCGTTAATACGTAAAACTTTAAGTTAGTACCTGCTCCTATATTAGGCGTACCCGCTAAGTTACTCCAATTATGTAGCGATCTGCAGGTGCCAAGGATTGGAGTATTATTAAGTTTAGTCCAACCCCCAATAGTTTCAGGAAAACCCATACGAAACCTAATGCGATTACTATCAAACCAACCACCATTATTACTATATCGTGTAACATCGCGGACAATTCCCGGTTTGAACTGCAGTTTTGTATAGGCCATAGATAACTCCCCTAAAGCATTAGCTCAAAGTGCGGCGCATCAATAAATGGCCTACGCGCCTGTGATCTACGTGTGTCTATGTACGAACACATAGCATGTTCTGCTGTGCCGTCATAAGCGCCTAAATCGTCGATAGTCCATGCAGCGCCCCACCGTAACTTAACACCTGCAGCCTCTGCGCCTTCTTTCATGGCATCGGCAATCTCATCGTACAGGTTAAGCTCCCACCGACCCCCACCATTGCAGTAAGCCATTAGGTCTACAGCGTTACCGTCAATGTGTTTTGATTTCATGGTCTGCGACGCGCCCTTTGCTACTAAGGCACGTTGCTCGTCTATTGTTCGCAGTCCGCAAATTACCGAGAAGTCTTGTTTGGTAACACCTATGGCGTACTTCACGACAGTTACCAGACTTTCGTCTACACCTTCTAGCCTTGACAGACTTCGTTTTCCTAACTTGTAGCCCATAACTACTTCCCCGCATATTTAGAGATTGCTCTATTCCCAAACCAAAACGCTAACACTGCACTAAATAAACCTGACGTTTCACCATCCCACATCAAGTCAACAGCTTGCATCCAATCACCACCTGCCTGTGTAACCTTAACCATAATCACAACTTTTGTGGCTACGAACAATCCGAAAAAGGCATAAGTAACAACAGGACGAACACTACCCCTGAGAGCGTTGATAAATCCTCCAGCGTCAATAGATCGGTCATGCTCATACAACCCTCTTGTTTCTTCAATATCAGCTTTTTTATCTAGCTCGACCAGCTTCATCTCAGAACGTTTCTGAGCAAGCTCTGTCTCTAGTTGCATCATTTCCATACGATGCTTCTGCGCTTGATTAGCTTTAAAATAGCTAAGAACCTCGGGGAGAAAAGAACTCCCAAAACCTAGCAAACTTCCCAATAATGCCATCATTTTTCGTGACTCAACCAGACAGCGAATGCGCCTGTCATGGCTCCCGTTACAACAGAAATTAAAGACGCTTGCTGCGTAGATAAGTCAGGCTGCGTTAGCGCCCATTCTATACACCGTACATACACCACCGTCATAGTGAACATCATAAAACGCGGTAGCAGCTTATATTCTAGTATCTTCTTAAAAGCTATCTGCATTAGAAACCTCCTTTCAGGCCATCCAATATCTCTGACAAACTAGGGCGTTTGTCTTTCTTTTCGTAAAGACAACTAAACACTTTGGGACACTCAGAAAAACTTTTTGTAGGGTAATGATAACCCAAACCTCCATATCCCGCTGTAAACCTGTAAACACACACCTTTTGACCGTTTTCGGCTGTAAGCCGTTTCCATAAATGACACTGCACATGGGTCGGGTTAGCGACTCCTGCAAGCGTTACTGATAGTATTAACGCATTTATCACTGTGTAGCCAACATTATTAAATACATACCACCACCTAACATACACAATATACCCAAACTTAACCCACCTATAGCCATGTTGTTCTGTATTTGGCGCTTGGCTTCCATAGCCTTATATACAGTCTCTTCCCGTTCAGCACGTATCTTGCGGCGCATACCTAGCATCTCATCGTAAGTCCCTAAGCCAAACCTATAGTCTAGCATGAACTTAATCTCTTTTTCTTTTTCTATCAAAGTTTTCTTACGGATCACAATATCCATAGCTTCTTGCTCTATGTTATCGGTTCCATGCGTCTTCTTATCTAACCATGTTGGATTTTTACGTTGAGTCTCTGCCCTGCTTATATCCGCAACGGCGCAATACCACTGTCCAAGCTGCTTGCTAACATCTTGCATCTCACGGCCAGCACCGACTAACATCTTCACGCCTTTAAACGCTGCGTTAGCTGCTGCAAAAGCTGTAACAGGGTCAATCATATACTGTTACCTCGTTAGGGTTGACTGATTTGGGTACACAGTAAGCTGTACCGTAATCTCTTGTTTCGGGATACCCGAAGCGCCTAACTAAGTGTTCAGCGTACCAATTACATATATCTAATCTTTTAAAATATAAATCAGTACTTATTGCCGCACGTTCTGATCCTATGCCTATATATAGTATAAGAACAAAAACGTGTACCACATGCTTACCCCATACGACTAAGAATTGTTAACAGCATAATGATTGTTGCACCAGATGTAGCTATAAGCACAGCCTCAAGTCGCTTGATCCTAGTAAAGACTTCCTTAAATTGGATTCTTACCTCTGTCTGCAAAGCCACAACATCCCTTTCCAGCGCGGAAACACGCTCATCTATATCTGGCATTAGCTAGGCTCCGTAGGCCAAGTCACATTTGTGGGAAACCCAGATTGTGCGGGTACATCACGCAAAAGTTGCCTGTAAGTGCGCCACTCGTCTGTGATGCGGTCAGCTAATGCCATTGTGTCCGATAGCTCAAGGAGCAAATTTCTATTTTCTCTAACTATATCAGATGCGGTTTTGGCAGACATTATAACTTCCCTACGTTAAGGTAAATTGAAGAAGAAGATAGAGCCACGCCAACGGCTCCAACGCCATCTACCCCAATTTCCGAAATTGATCCCGAACCAGCAATGAGTCCATACGTCTTACCAGCCGTTAGCCCACTTACTGACGTATTAATTCCACCAGTAACCGTAACCTTGCCAGTTGCCCCATTTGAAATGTTTTCTGCTGCAATACCTACAAACTTTGGGGCAGTTGCATTAAAAATGCGAACATTAGTTCCGTCAGCGTTTACCAGATTACCCGTATCAGGGTCATAAACAGCAACTGGAAAGTGCTTGTTGCCCCCTGTACCCCATTGAATCTTTGTTGATACCGGTGCAAACTTAATTTCTGTAGCACTTACTGACACTTCTAAAAGAGTATTATAAGACCCCGCAGTTTCATAATACTGTATGTATTGTTTATCACCAGCAAGGACTAAATAGCTTCGTCCTGCCGCCGCAGACACGACCGAATCATACCGAACTCCAGCAGTCGCAGTAACATCTGTGCCACTAATTGTTATAATGTAATAGTACCAATAAGAGCCAACATAACTTTGTATAAGAACTGTTTTGTTAAGAGAAGGAATATAAGTCAACCCTGCCTTATAACTTGGGTCAGCAAGACCACTTGCATTAATTTCCGTCCCACCACTAACACTTGTTCCGCTAATTGTTAAAGTTTTTATTTTTGGGTAATTTCCGTTCAGTTGTATATAAGAAAGAATAAATTTGTTTGCAGTAGAATCAAAAGACAAAGCCGATGTGTCCTTGGTAACATTATGGTCAGAGACTGTTGCCTCTGTACCAAAACTAATAGACGTACCAGATACAGTTCCAACTCTAGCTAAAATCTTAGTGTATGAAGCTCCGTTGTAAATACATAAAACTTTTTGTGCATTACTGTCGTATCTTACTATGGTATTATACTGAGCACTGCTTTTCATCGTTACAGGAGAACCAAATGAAAGGTTAGTTCCACTAACTGTTGCAACTATGGCGTAAGGGTAATTATTACCGCCAGCTTGAGTATAAGTAATTACAGTTTTTCCAGAATTAACATCGTAAGCAGCATGAATATCCTCTGCCAAGTAACTAGTAGAAGCCACGGTTCCAAATGAAATTTGCCCGTTAGCAATAGTGCCTACTCTGCCATACAAATAGTTGCTTGTGCCTTTAAAAAATAATAACACTTTGTCATTAGCAGTATCATAAACTAATGCTTGATATGAGGACGCCCCACTCCCCTGTGCCACAGCAGCCTGTAACTTTGCCTCTGCTACAGAAATTGTCCCGTTAGAACTAAATCCCACTAAATTACCCGCTGAAATAGCACCTGTAGCAGTGAACTCTTGCTCACCACCACCTGACGCAGCCACAAATGATAAATCAGTGCCATCGCTAGTAAGAACTGTTCCTGCAGCACCCTTAGCAAGAGGTGCAGACACGCCCGAAGCGTTACCAACATCTATAGAACCTCTGGCTAACACCTTAGACAGGTCTGTAGTCCCATCAGCTACCGTAGCCACTGTAGCGTTAGCACCGTTCTTTATGATAACGTCTGTAGTGCTACCATCGCCCTTGAGAACCAAGCCATCAGAAGCTGTGGTTGTTACAGAGGATGACGCGAATCCTGCAAGGTCTCTAGCTTTGGTCATGTCTTATTCTCCGTTAGGGTCCAGCGGTACAAATGACGGACTACTTAAACTTGCTGGGTACGCCGCATTAGATGGCAAATCACGTAAAGCCTGTCGATACGTTGACCAAGTAGTAGTGATTGTAGGGGTGTCAGACAACATCATCCAATCAGATTGTTGTAATTTTAGGCTACGCCATGTTTTAAAAGAATCTGGTGTTTGAGGAGTGTTTT